TCAATTTTTAGCCTTACCAAGACACGTTGGTGAAACATCATAGTAAGTATTCGCTTGAAAAGTAGACTTAGAAAGAAAACCAATATTATCAGCTTGCCAAGCCTCAAGTATAAAATCAACTGAGCTTCCATTTCTTGCAATAACGTTTGTCAGTCTTTTAGAGAAATTAGGTGATGTGTCTTCAGCTAACCAATCTGAATTAGAGATTGTGATTAAAGAAATCCCCGAGCTACCTAATTGATTAGTTAATCTGAAATACCCTCTCACATAAAGTAAGCCATTAATTTTTGCAATTTCAATCTTGGTTGTACTCAAATCAACAAAGCTATGTGCAACTACATTGGGTAAAGATAATAGGTTTAACCATATAACTGAGGACGAATTTAAATTGTTATATTGTGATTGAAGTTTGCCCACAGCATCTTCTATCGAATCGGAAGAAGTTACTTCACTACTATCATTTGTATTTAAACCAGATAAAATTGTTTCTCTTACTCGATCTGATTTGAAATAAAGATTTGTTGCGCCTTCAGGAACTTCATCCGTATTTGCCCCAACATTTACTTCATTGATGAACCACTGGTTATCACTAACATCCCAAGCTGCTCGTGACACCCCAAAAGTTATACCTAAATCAACATGCGCATAATCCCCAGCAATCCCTATCGGAACTGCGTTCGTTAAATTTATAAAGCTAGTGAAATAACCACGAAAGTGTTGTACATAATCAACTGCATCCAATTTACTAGATGACAAAGCATCAATTTGAGCTTGTAAGGCTTCAATCTGAGTTGGATCAGGTAGACCAGCTGGTCCTTGTGCACCTACTGGTCCTTGAGTTCCTATTGAAATGATTTCAATAGTTTTAATAACGGTATCAACCTCAATCCTTTCGCTCATCGAGTGACCTCCTTACTTAATGTGACTTCACCCTCAAGTAGACGAATTACATCAGTATTGGGTGCAACCATTTCCAAGTCATAAGCGCATGAATCAAACTTGAATGCTGACGTATGTTGATCTGAGATAAATAACTCTATTTTGCCCTCAAGCATGTCTGTAAAAGTGATGCCACCATTCTCAGTTGTGAGTTCGTGAATCACAGCTGGAGAGTCAATTGGGTTGCGCATCTGCATACGTGCCGTGTATCCAGTCAAATTTACTGGCACACCATTAGTTCTCCAGCCAAACGACCATCTAAACGTTGCACCTTGTTCAATTTTCAGTTTTATTTTTGCTGCTGGCATTTGCGTTACTCTTTCAAGCATTTAGCAAAAGAATAGACCCACTATATAAGCAGGTCTTTTAAAGTAGTTTAAAACTTGCTTCAGTAGTTCATGATGACGATTTCAGATGAGCTTTTAGACTTTGATTCTGCTGAATGACCAACTGAATATTTGATCTTCAATTGCTCAATATTAAAGTCTTTGAATACTTGTCTCATGTCAGCATGATCATTGAGTGAGATCATCATCTTACCCTTAGCGTTTCGCATACACTCTGCAAGCTGTTCATACTGATCTAAACCAAACTCGACGTTGTAGCCTGTGAGTTGCCAGTACGGGGGATCAGCATAGAAGAAGGTGTGTGGTCGGTCATAACGTTTAAAACACTCAAGCCAGCTCAAGTTCTCAATGAAAGTACCTGCTAATCGAATATATGCATCAGAGAGTGTTTCTTCTATTCTTAGCAGATTGGGTGCTTTTGCAGTCGTTGCTGTACCAAAGCTTTGTCCATAGCGTTTAGCTCCAAATGCATGCTGTTGTAAGTAGTAGAAACGCGCTGCTCTTTGAATATCCGTCAATCCCTCAACATAGGCTTCTTTAAGCCACTTAAACATTTGCCTACTTGTTAATGCCCATTTGAATTGCTTGATAAATTCTTCAAGATGATTTTGAACAACACGATAGAGATTGATTAATTCACCATCCAAGTCATTAATGACTTCAACCTTAACTGGTTCATCACGTAAAAAATATAAAGCTGCGCCACCGCAGAAAAGCTCTACATAACAGCTATGTTCAGGGAATAAAGGAATTAATTGCGACGCTAGTCGACGTTTACCACCCATCCAAGGGATTATCGGGTTAGTTTTCATACAGTTTCACCTTGTGCAAAAGCATTTCATTTCTGTATGCTCAGTTAATCGTGATCACGATTGCTGGGCTTGCTTATGACACTCAGACTGTCATGAGAGTCGCTTATTGTTAGAGCAATAAGCGACTCCCAGTATTAGCTCGTAAGTTTTTAATGAATGGGCGTTTACATGGGACACCTCTCAAGCTTCATTCGCAGTTAATTACTTGAACTTTGATCAACAACATTGAAACTTGAGAATAGGACCTAGCATTGCACTAGGTCTTTTAAACTAATTTAGGACTTAAATTACAATTACTTTTGTTGTAAAAACTTGATGACACTTTAAATTATCTCTTTCTGATTCAAGCTCTATACGAACTGGATTTTCAACATTTGGCACAGTTCCTTCAGTGCCATCCACAGTTTGAATCTTGAAGCTATTTAGATACATACCTGAACTATTTAAGCTGCCAATGTACAAGTCACCATCTATAGCTGAAGTCGCATTCAATGTGCCATCAACAAAAAGATCATCGACTGCAAAGCGAACTTTACCAGTTGATGCATCTCTTTCGATTCGTATGTCATGGTAGTTACCATCAGTTATAGACGCTAAATTAAAATTCACACTTTCAGTAAAGCCTGTTGTTGGGTCAAAATTCTTCAGTGTTAAAAAGTCTAATCGCAATGATTCAATCAAATTGAAGATAGTCACATCTGAACCAGCACTTAAAAATTTAACTTTGAATTGGATGACAAAGTTTTTATCTTTTAAAGCAGATTGATTCTGAATTAATAATGATGGCACGCAAAAACGAGCTGCTGACCCTCCATGTGCATTGCTGTCATTCGTGATCATCACAGTTGCAGTATTGGTAATAACCAAGTTATTCGTTGACGAATCACTTAAGCTAGAGCTGCCTTCAGATCCAGTCATAGAAATCAGTAAAACAACATTGGACCAAAAAGGGTCTGAAGCACCAATGATATAAGCTGCTGGTGTATAGTTAGCTGCATAACGTCCACCAATCAATTTTGTCATACGCAATCCGTTCAACATAAATGATGATTTTGCATTCCAAGCTGTAAGTTTTAGAAATTTTGGCGTTGATGTACCACTATCTATAACGCTTAAATTACATTCTCCTAGCTTTATACCGCCAACATAGATGTCGAGGTGATCTCCAATTTTCTCAACTGCAAAATCAAAATAAGTGTCTTGAGCAATTGTAAATTCGGTTGAATAATTAACGTCTTCAAGCTGATCTGTCACTGGGTTGTAGTAATAACCTTGAATACCGATATAACATTTACCAACACCGAAGTTATATGCGAAATTGATGTTGTATTTTTCTGAATAAATGCCATCAACTGCACCAACAGTAATAACCCAAACACCACTATCATTACTTGCCAAGTTATTTACGGAGGGTGTTTTAACTCGACCTTCAAGCGTATGGTCTTCTGTTGAATTTAAAGAAGTATGTGCTGCTGTTTGCATCCACAGTGAATCAAAGAAAGCTGCTGATCCACCTGTTGCTGCTGCATCAGTTTTAATGATTACACCTTCATTTAAAATAGGACTCGTATTTGCAGAAGTGTCTATAAAAGTTCGACTGTTGTTCTCCCCAGTCATATTAATTTGTAATGTTGTTTCAAGCTCACCAATAAAACGTCTAGGTACATTCCAAATGTAAGGCGATTCAACAGCATCTTTATTTAACAATTCAGCATTATTCGCATCAAATATTTTTAAGTTATACGTTGTACCAGCTTCAGCTATTGAACTTGCTTCTATAAAGCTTGGTGCTTGGCTATTCTGAATCAAACGATTCCGATGTTCCCAAACGACAGTCAAACCATCAGTTACATCAGTTTCACTTGGAAAATACACTGAGTTAAATTTTACTTTTGCTGGAGGATAAGGTCGTGAAAAACGATTGCTGACACCAATGCTGTTTATTTCAGCACTATCTTCGTCCAGTTGATCTTGCGAAGTATGTGTAATGAACTTTAGATTTGCAGTTTCACTCACGCTAAAGAGACGATTTGCAGCATTACTGATGTTGCTATAAATATAAAGCTTTGCACCCACTGCATGGAGCTGAACCACAGTATCGATACATCCACGTGCCAATGTCACAGTATTTGAATTTATATCAACTGCATCTACGCGCACGATTTCATCATCAATGATCCCTCGATCTCCAACATTAATATTACCAATGATGCTTTCTAGTATTGTTACCTCTATAGCTGTCGCAGTTTGAGCCATTGATTCCGTAATTCTTGCAATAAATGCAAAATCACTTGATCCAACATTAACAAAAGCAGTTTCGCTTTGTGCTTTAGCTAAAATATCAAAAGAGGTATGCATGGAAGTTGGTTGCTTTGCAGCAATCGCGAAATAAGCTCCTGAATTTAGCTGAAGGTCAGCAACACTGAACTCTTTTAGTAACTCGAAAAATGGGACTTCATATATCAATGGATCAATGATTGGTTGTGCTGTAATTTCAGCATCCTGATGCAAACTTGGTTGTAAACCAATAAAATTTTGATCCGCAAGCCCAAAAATATCTTGTACAGCTGTAACGGTAATTTCACCATTGGTTACACTGTCATGCTCAACTCGAATTGCACGCAGTACCAACGATTCAATACCTTGCTCAATTGCTGAGATTTTAAAAACGGTCATTGGTTGCATTTGGTATGCTCGGCGATCAAATACCAATTTGAATTTTTTCAACCCAGACTGTGCGATTTTCATGTCACGTGCAGCCACACGCCCTGCTAAATTAGCGGTAGCAATACCTGCATAGTTCTTGCTTTCTGAAATCACACCATATTTTTGAATTGCAGCGATATTTTCCGCTCGAATTGGCTGATCTTGATTTGTAATTGGGTCTCTAAAAGTGACTGTAGTTTGGTTTGATGCAACGTCATTGGCAGAATTATTGTCTTCAGCAATTCGCAATAAGCCATTACTTGAATCAAAAATTGGCAACGTATCCACATCATAGTTATCTCGAACTAACTCAAGTCGCCATAAACCCGTTGTACGATCTAAATAAAATGCCGCACCAATTGTATTGACGATCTGCTGAATAAACTCGCTCAGACTTTCTTGTCTACGCCAAGCGAGACACATGCCAAAACCTTCACTATATAGCTGATCAGCAGCAGATTGAAAACTAGCTAAATCAAGTTGCGATGCAGCAAAACCGCGTCCCCAAATTCGATTGGTTTGTGCTTCATAGATGATGTGAGCTGGGTTCATCGCTTTGATTTTATCATCACTCATTGATATGACAGCTTTAGATGGATACCAAACCGAGCCATCCCAATTAGAAGTAGTTCGACGTACACGGAAAGACCAAGGCTTTGGATATGGTGAATTTGAACATATCAAACCATCAAAGAAAAAAGTAACAACACCGCGGTAAGCTGGTACATTTGCAGCTTCTATAACAGGCGGAATCCAAACTGGTGGATCGTAATAAGTTCCTCCAGAGGTGTAATAACCCTCTTGAATAACAGTGCCATACATCTCGGCAAGCGGTTGTAAAATTGGTTGATCAGTAGCACCACGTTGAACAGTCAAAGTGCCTAAAATTCCTCCTTCACCGTCATCTCCACCAAATAAGTTTTTTTTGTTGATTTGGATCGTGGCTTGATTATCTGTACCAATATTGCCAGTCCAAGCAGTTTTATCACTTATTTTAATTTCAACTAAATCATCTATTCCACGACATACACCCATCAAAATAGACATACCATAACGATAACCAGTAGTAACCGATTTTGAAAATAATCCACCTGTGCTTTTACGAATGGGTTGATTACGATAATTACCAACGCCAATAACGGTCCAATCTGTCAACCATATATCGCCAAAAACCACGATCTGAGGAGTGCCGTCTTCAGCTGTCGGAAAATCAAAATCTTCAAATGCAGCAGGTTTAGGACGTGGAGGTTTAGGTTGTAATGCATAGCTTAAAACTAGCATCACCACAAAATAAATCAGTTGAGGCATGTCTCAAGCTCCTAAAATACGGGAGTTCCATCAAATGGACTTTTCCCTGGCATATGGGGACAACCGCCATAATTAATCGAGTTATTAAATCGAGTTCCACACGTAGTAAATGTGCGATCACAACCTGCATAAATTGCTATGCTTTGACCGTTGACCAATCCAAACGTGCCGCCATACAGCGTGAGCAAATCAGCTTGATGTACTTCAATACCTCGTTGCTCAAGACCATATTGATTGCTCCATTCGACATAGCCGCCAGCGTAGTAGCCGTCAGCTTGCGCAGTTGCATTGGCAAAGCCAATACTTGCTCCATCAATCCTATCTATCAAACCTTCCACTTTAAAAAGAGACCGTTGCACCTGACAATCATTGTCATACAACGTATGTGGGCAACCACGCGACCATGTTTTGCGTAAACCTGTGCGCTCCAAGGTCGCAGCCAATGTTTGGCACTGAATTTGGGCGGTATATTGATCTTTGAAACGCACTCCAGCGACTTGACCCATCCAAACTACAAGAAACCCATCATCACCATAGTGCAGATCAAAAATCGTCACTGTGATGGTTTGACTAGGTGCAATCACGCGATACATTTGCGCAATATCTAGCGATGCAGGCACAGTGAGATTGAGCGTGTCCGCTTGAGCATCTTCAGTTTGACGGATGCCATCATCAACGATGCCACCCTCAATACTTTTAAAGTTAATGCTGAGATGCTGAATGTTACGATCTGCTGAAGTAAAGCCCCAGCGAATTGGTCCACGCTGAAATTGATACAAACGGATAGGTTGCCCGTTTTGCAACGATGTTTCAAAATCTGAAAAACTCATCACGAACTCCTTATTCTTCTCGCACTCCACGCCAAGTAACTGAACACTTTGCAATGCCATCACTATCATTGATATGCTCAAATTCAACCGCATCGTTTGAGAGTCGACATAGCGATAAAAAGCTAATGCGAATGACATCACTTGGATTGATCTGATCTGTAAAAATTGAATCCACTACAAGACGTTCGATTTGTGTGTCAACCTCAGTTGCTGAAGTAATGCGACGATAAAGGGTTGTGCCATTTCTCAAAGTGATTTGAATGTCTTGTCGACTCAATTGATTCAGGGCAAAACGTGTATAACCACACCAAGCAACATCAATAGTTTGAGAGTTTGCTGTAATGATATTTTTAAGCGTCAAGTCATCTGAGAACGTCGGTAGCCAAATTGCTTTTTGACTGCCACGCAGCGCATAAAATAATGCTCTTAAATCAGCTTGTTGCTGACGACCTGAAAGTAACCACGCATATTGATAAAGTTGAAAAGCTGCTTTCGCAGTATCTGTCCTGAGCGCAAAGCCTGTGCTGTTATCGAGTAGATGTAGCAAACGTTCATGTGAATGAGTCAAATCTTCAGACTCGTTTGGAGCTTGATCAAGCACTGGAAAATCACGATAAATTAATTCAGGTAATGCAGCAGCATGATCAACTGCTTCAGTAATATTAAGTGTGACGTGCGTACGCATCATCCGATCCGAGCGCTTAATCAGTTGCGGTGCAGATTCAATTTGTGCTGTTGCTGCTGGTGATAGACAAGTGCCTTTTGCCCAACTTTGAATGAGTGGACGTTTTAAAATTAAACGATCATTAAGGATACTTTCTATTTCAATCGTTTCATTTTCTAAAGTGGATTCACCACGTAAGATTGCAAGTCGATTCGCTCTAAAGTTGCGATGCGCTGTATCGCAATAAACAACCAATGCACCAGCGTTATGTTCTGTGCTTAGCCATTGTTGTTGATTCCAAAATGGCACAGCAAAGGTTTTTGCGCCCCAGCCAAGCATTGCTAAATCAAAAAATTGACGCTCTTGATCGAAGAGCAGTAAATCTGCTTCAAGCGAAATTCGAGGCGCTAAACGTAAATTACGACGTTGTTCATGACCTGTACTGCTTTGCAAAATATCAGTAAGCCATTGTAACGTTTCCTTGACTGGCTTAGACCAATCCACCAGCCATGCAAAAGCGATGATGCGCGTACCCGTAATACGTAGGTTTGCAGCATCTTCTGCAAATTGCCATGTCAGCGCTGAATCAAGTGAAGATGGTCCATCAGTTAAAATACTGATATCCCAAGCACGTTCTTGTAGTGCAGTAAAATTTAAAGGTGGGTTTGGTTGACCAGCAACGTTAATGCCGTCGGGAATGTCATCAATACTTAATAATGTTTTTGGAACAAGATAAGCATTCCATACAGTAACGTTTTCGGTTTGCTCAGAAGCAATATTTCCAAGCTCTATATGACTTGGAGTAATATGTATGCGGTTATAATAATCATTAAAATAGCTATACCTATGAACAAACTGAATTGGATAACTATCTACCTCGACTGGGTAAAAGTTACTGACATTAGAAAATAAGATTTCCGAGACTAATGATTCATGACTTGGATACCAATACTCACTAATGAATTGATCTAAGTCTAAAGATATATTTGGATTTTTATCGTTAAAAAGCGGTGAAGATAAAATTAAGCAATTCAAGTTAGCCATAGGTTAGCTCCTATGGACCATCGTAACGAATTGCCATTCCAAAAGTTCCTGAATGGTTGCCGTATATATTATTTGGATTGAGAGAATCTTTCTTTACAGCAGGGTAAATTTTCCATTTTTCATTACCTAATTGAATAATTTGCTCTGGCTCAAGATTATTAATTCTGAGATAACGACAATGTTTAATTTCTGCCAATATCGAAACCTTTGAACTAGCAACAGTTAAATAAGGAGTAATAGGAAATAAGATGCTTTCAGAGTTCCAAATATTAGGTGATCTGGCAATGAGCGGACTGTTTAATCGCATCGCCATAAGTTTTTGTGTTGCACCTGCCCATGTGTACCCATCGATACCACTTTGAATAGTATCTTGGTTATAGTCTCCATTATTTGAAGTAAAAGATGACCAAAAAGGTAAACACGAACTCGCTGAAGTGCCATTCCAAGGTAAACCATCATTTGGAGTAGCTCCTGATGTTGCATCCATGACATAAGCAATATTTGAACCATTACCTCCGCGTCTTGCATTAGCTGATGCAAAAACTCTATTGTCTGCAACTCCAAAACCAGCCCATAAATATTCATTGATTCCATGTTTGACTACGCACCAAACTTCTAAGTCATAGATATGGAAAAAATAATTAACTGGAAATGCAATTTCAAATGTCTGACTAGCTCTTCCTAATCTAGGACGAACTTCACTAGTAGTAGCATTTGTAGAAGCAACCTCAAAAACGATACCTTTGTCTTCAGTATTTGATGTATTCAATGAAACATAAGGGCGAATCAAAGCAATATCTTTGCTGAGCACACCACTAGAAAAATCCCAGCTTTCGTTTTGACAAGCCAAAATTAAAGAATTTAAGAGATCATTATAATCAGTTGCCAAACCACTGTAATACGCCATTGTTATTCTCCTTAAGTATCTAATTTCAGTGCAACGTAATCAGTGAAACCAGTACGCCAAACATCTTGGAAAACAACCCAATCTGGATCACAAGTATTTTCAGTAACGTTATTAAAACCACTGACATAGCGAACTCCATCAAGCTCACCATAAACACCATTTGTATCGGTCAACATGACAGGTAAAAGTGAATAGGTACTATTGGTGTCTCGAAGTTGAGTTGTGCCTGTCAAATAAGTGTTATTCCAAGGGTGTGTCTCAACTTGAAGATAAATGCCTGTATTAAATCGCATACCAAAGTTGGAACGATTACCTTTATATGGCATCGAATGAGTTGTATCTGAGAAACGTTTTGCCTCAGCACCATTCAACATACCACCACAAACAACTGGATATGGATATTGCGAAGGACGTGCATATGGAAAGAATTTTCCAATGTAAAAGTGTTCGTAAACTGGTGTACCAACCTTCATACAACAAGCGATCCGTTGCGGATTCACTGTGAGCCAATAATCAATACGTTGGTTATGAGCTGGAACGCCCGAAAGTCGTGCTGAAGGTTGGGTGTCAAAAGTGTTTGATGGCACGTAGCCTGTAAATGTGGCAACACAAAGGTTGTAATAGTCGGCTGAAGCATCCTGATAAGTTCTTACGCCAACATAGATTTCTTCTGTTCCTGAATATCCTTGACCTTTTAAAATCAATTCACGATTAGCAACAGTATCGTCATAACGCATGACTTCCCAAAAGCCCGAAGCAACAGCAACATCACGGATTTTTTCGAGCATTTTATAATGCGCTAAAGTACCACCGCTGTTATCTACAAAACCAATCTCATGTGGCATGGACGAATCTCAAAAACTAATACACCGCCTATTGTGGCGGTGTATGTAAGAATCGTCTTTTAAACTAGTTTACGACTTGAGAGAGGGTTAGCAAAGCAACGCTGCCCGAACGCAAGAGTACAACTGCGTTGTACTGATCAGCTACCAATTTTTAGAGCAGCTTTGAATTTACTAGGATCGCGAGACATCATTACCACTATATTTTCTTGTCCTTGGCTTGAGTTTAATGTATCCAAAATACGTTTAGGATCATCGACTAAATAAAAGTTTTGACTTGCATTAAAGCTGGTTGACTGAGCTATCTGAGCTGCATTGTCATTAAGCTGTGGGGCTTGAATTGATGGCATTTGAATTGATGGTATTTGTGCAGCTGGTGCAGAAACAATACCGCCATCAGCGTAACCACGATGTTTACGCATTGATTCCACAACACCAACGCCACCCCAAGCCTTGATATCTTCTTGTGACCATACAACTTCGCCTTTGTGTACGAATCCAGCAGGTTCGTATTTACCACCAATACCTGTATAGCCTCCAGATGCATAACCAGTAAATCCACCTTCAGAAAATCCAAATGCAGATGAAGCAGCCTTTACAGCATTAAAAATCATCTGTTTTAGAATCATCTGAGCGATTTCACGTAAAAAGTCTGAAGCAAATTGTCTAAATGCATCACTCGCTGATTTTGTGCCATCTGCCCAATCTAGGATTGCATCTGTCATGCCTCCAGCGATACGTTCTCGTATTTGTTCAACAGTGGGAAGGAACTTCTTGAAAATTCCATCCGTTTGATTTAGAGCAGCATTCATAGCTTCAACACGTGCCAAAGAAAATGCATCACCCATTTTGGAAGCTAAGATAGATGCCTGATCGATTAAGCTTTGCATTGCTGGTTTCATTTCCGCATCAATTGCATTTAAACCTTCTGCAAATTGAAGCTGTGATAGTTGACCTGAGTCATGCTGAAGCTTGAGTGTATCTTGGCGCTGTTGACGAAGGCTTTGTAATTTTTCTAATTGATCGATGACATTATTAAATTCTGCTGTGATTTTCTCTTTATCAATCACAACATTTAGTTTTAATTGAGCATCCTGTAATTTGAATTTTTCAGCAGGCGTGGTTGCTGTCTGCAAAAGCGTTTCAATTTTATCTTTTAGGTCTTTGTATTTGGCATCAATTGCCTCAAGTTCTGCCTGCGCTTCCTGACCATTTGCTTTGAGATAGTTCTGATCTAAAGTTAGTAATTCATTCTGTACTTCTTTGAGTAGTTCTAAACGCTCTTTATTTTTATCCGCAATAAAACGTTTGTCTTCAGCTAAAAGTAACTCTAGTTCTTTTTCTCGATCAAAGCCAGCTTTTAAAATATCTTCACGATTTTTTAAATGTTCTACTAACTGCTTTTGGTCTTCAGTGTAGTATTTTGCTTGAATAATTTGTTGAGCATCACGTTGCTGTTGGTCACGTTTCAACTGTTCTTGTTGGGCTTGTTCAATCTTAGCCAAGTTATCTTGAGCATTTTCATCATTTAAACCATTTGCACCAGCTAAATATCGTTTAACACTAGGCAAATAATTTTGAGTTTCTTTGAATCCATAAGCTTTACCGCTTAATACATTACCTTCACCAGCATTATATGCCATGATCGCTTTGTCTAAATTACCTTCAAACATCTTTAATAGAATAGAGAAGTATTGCGCAGCAGCTTTGGCTGATGCTGCGACATCTGTTCTATCTTTTAATCCAAATCGAGCTGCTGTCTCAGGCATAAATTGAAATGCACCTAATGCTCCAGCTGTGGAACGTGCATTGGGATTACCTCTAGACTCTTGCATTGAAATTGCTGAAAGTAATCCATTAGGTAAGCCATATTGATTCTCTAAACTAGCGTAGTTGAACTTTTTAGCTTGGTTCTGAACTTTTTCATTTATTGCAGCGGTCTGTTCTGCTATCTGTTTTTGTTTTTCTTTAGCCTTAGATATGTTCTGTTCTAGTTCTTCACGCTCTTTTGTTGTTTTAAATTCTTCAATAATAGAACGATTTAATTCATCAGGTAGTTTGAAATATGTCTGAGTTGAATTAGGATCAGCATTTAAACTAGCTAAAGCACTCGCTTGTTTTGCTGCCAAAGCTGGATCAATGCCTTTATTTATTTGGTCGATTTGAAATAGATTATTCAACGTGCTATTCAACGAATTCTGTTGTAGTTCTTTATATGCTTTAGTTAAATTTCCTACTTCAATTGCAGCCGATTTAGCGCTTTTTACAGTCTGATCTAAAATACTATTTTGATTTTGTGATTGATTCCCAGCGATCTTAACTTCTATACCCAAAGCCTTTTGTGCATCGGCATTTTCTTTTACTTGACCGTATAGCTCATCGTATTTCGACACCGATTCAACAAGCTGTTTACGTTGCTCTGGTGTCATCATTGCTATTTTATTGACACGTTGTAAAGCTTCGGAAAGCGAGATTGTACCTTGATTTAATTGGCTTTGAATCTGTCTTAATTCATTGCCAACTTTGCCACCTAAGCCCATTTGATTATTGTATTGAGCAATATCACCTACAGCATTAGCAAACAATCTAGCTTGTCGATCTAACTCATTATTTTGAAGTTCAAAGCTCTTTTTCAAATCATTCTTAGCGACTGACTTTTGAGCCTCATCCAGCTTTAGGAGAGATTCTGTAGTTTCGCTAGCATATTTTGAATTTTGTTGAAGAGCAGCTGTTGATTCATTTGAACTGTCACGCATCAATAAAAAACTAGCAGCTACGCCAGCTGCGGTTACAGCTAAGCCAACTGGACCACCTAAAGCACCAATCAATGCGCCAGCCGTAATTCTTGAACGACTAACAGTAGTATCGAGAATACTTTGCGCTCTAGTTTGAGCAAGTATTGCTGCTGTATCTGCTGCACGTGCAGCTGTTAATCGTGCTTGCGCTGCTGTTTGAGCTGATCCAGTAGCAACAACTGCCATTGCAGCTTGAGCAGATCGTAATTCAGCTGCTGTTTTTGCTTGTGCACTAGTCGCTTCAGCGAGTAAAGCGGTTGCTCGTGCTTTACTCATAAATAAAGCACGACCTTTAACCGTCAACTCAGCAACAGTTGCCTGCGTTGAAGCAATGACCGCTGGTGCTAAACGTCCAACATAAACAGAGGTGACTATAATTCCAGCTTGTGCAAGTACATCTAAGTTTTCAGCTAAAAATGTGATTGCTGGTGCAGCATTCGCAATCATTTGATTCGATACGCCAGTCAGTTCATTGGTAAATTCACCTAATGCAAGCTTTGCTTTTTTTGCATCATCCACTAGTTCTTGACTTAGAATTGCGCCTGAAGCTTTGGCTTTATCACCAATCTCTTTTAATGCAGCTGCGTTATTCTCATAGATTGGGATCAGCAATGTAGAGTCACTAGCCAAGCGCTCCATATGAGTGACCATTTCATTTTGACTTACGCCAGCTTCTTGCAATGTTTTTACATAAAGCTGAAGAATTTGATCACCATTCAGTTTTTCAAATTGCTTAGCAGTTACTCCAACTTTAGGTGCAATTTCATCAAAAAATTGCTGAAGCTCACCACCACCTTCAGCTAAATAATCACCAACTTTGTCACGCGAGTCTTGGAAAATTTGAGATAGTTTATCGACCTCAATTCCAACAGTTTTAGCGGCTGCTGCGGAATATTGAAACTGCTCCACATTTAGTCCAGTCACACTGGATAAATTTTGCAACTCAGCTGCTTTATTTAAAGTATCTACAGCCATAGCTACAAAACCACCTGATGCAGCGGTTAAGGCTAAAAAATGCGGAGCTAGGGTCTTTACTGATTTTTCGACAATACTATTTGATGCAGCTACTTTTGATGATGCCTCAGCAGTGAGGTCTAATTGTTTTTCAAATGCTTTTAATTCATTGACACTAGACTTCATGTCTGTAGCTTTAGACATTTGTTGCATCTGCCCAGTTGCATTACCAGCGGACTGAGCCATTTTTACTTGAGTATTTGTTGCTGAATCGGCTGCCTTAGTTGTTTTGACAATTTCATCACGGAAGTTGCCAACCTCACGTCTGGCTTGATTTAAATCTGCTGTGATTTCTAAGGCGACTTTTAAATTCTTGCCAGCCATGAGTTAGCTCCTTAATTTTTTGAGGTAATTTGAGAGTTCTTTACCACCACCAAAACCTTGGTTGACTGCCTCAATTAAGTCTGCTTTAGCGTGATTTTTCTCTCTTTGGATTTCTTTATAAAACAGCTCAATTTGCCGTTGGGTGTATCGATCTAGGTCCGACTTTTGGTGTCCGTTGCTGATGAGGCTATTGAAGATGCTAGACCAGCGGATTGTCGTTGAATCTTCGTGCGCACTAGTCGAAACGCACTGCGGAGAAAAAAATGTTTATTTACTCGCCACCAAGTAAATATTAGGTTCTGCATTTCTACATCGTTGAGCTGAGAAAGAAATTGCGGATCACCAGCAATACTTTCAAGAATTAGAACTTTTATTTCCTGAAAATGATTTTCAAAAAACTCTAATAATTCATCTGTCTCAACTTCATCTTTTTGTGAGATTAGTTCTGCCAGTGATTCAAATAATTCACCACAATCAACACGAAGTTCAAGCCATTGCATAAATGGATATTCTCTAACTACAACCTGTTGACCAGCAACTGTGATTGATACGTCAGGAAAAAGTACATTTAAGTCCTCAGCAGCTTGCGCTGCTGAGTTTTGGCCTTTTTTGGTTTTTTTAGTTACCTTATGAGCCATTATGGTGTTACCTCATCGTCTAACCATTCAATGCGACCAAATGGACCAAGATCATCATCTGTTCGATTGTTTGCATCAGCCAAGCAAGTTCCATTTAGCGTGAAATCTGCAAGGTTTTCATTTGTTAGAGGCAAACTAGACAAAGGGTTAAATTGAACTTTATATAGATGCACTAATGCACGTCGACCATCTACAGTGTTGATCGCTTCCATATAAAGATACTTAACTGGTGGTGTTGCAGCTGTCATCATTGAGACATTGGTTGTGCCACCGTAGCTATAAGCAGCTTTGATCGGTTGAGTCAGCGTTGCGACATCAAGAATTTTGATTAAACCCGATGTTGCAGACTCGATAGCGTAATGCGTGCCTTCAGTTAAAGTTACTGGCGCAGCATTACTATCAGTCAGTACCAAATCTGAAACACTGCCATTATCAAGTTTGACCAACTCATCAGCAGTTAGATTAGTTGGAAAAGCTTCATCCGTAACACTACCAGCATCTTTTTTAATGAGCTTCCCATGTACACCAAGTAAGATATTTTCAGGTGTAATGTAGCGAAGGGTCATTTCAGGATTTACTGCCACTGACTGTTTTAAACGTACAGAAGTTGTTCTTAAACCTGTGTAGTTTTCTTTGCGCTCTTCAAATTGGGCATCAATAGCAAAGTTTAAGGATGATTGATCACCAACCCATGCCAGTTTTTGAGGTTTACCATTTACGTTTTCACCAAGATAAATCGGACCTTGGAAACTGAAGTCTTTCATACTCATGATTATTTATCCTCACTGAGTTTTAAAGGAGTTGCTGATGTTTTAACGTCTTCAGCAATATTTTTATTTTTAAGCCATTTGGCATCGTGCTCAGGTACTTCAATTTCCATACCTGCGCTATAGCCCATACCAGAGTGCTTATGTCGTTTGAGCAATTTAACTTTTACAGTTTTGATTGCTTCAGTCTTGGATTTTTCAGACATAACTATTTTTCCCATTTTTCAACGGCTGTTCTTAACCCGTACTGCCAAATGCCTTGGTTCTCAGAAATGAAACCATCACCAGTGAAATAGACTTGAGTTAGACAATGACGGGGACGTAATTTTTTGAGGCTATCGCGGACTGAACTCAGAACTTCTGTAGCGCCATGTGCACCACTTAAAAACTTAACCACGACTGTAATTTGGATATTAAGTCGACGACGTTGTGGCAGATCTCGTATTGGTGCACCAATGTAATCACTGCCAGTTGTATTTGGTTCGACATAGTCACTACTTGCGTATTGAACGAGTAGCTCACCAATTGGATGACGTAAAGCATAGTTACTTGGCTTGTCAGGCGTGGGTACTACTGACAAGTGCGGATGACTTTGTTTTAAACGCGCAATGTAATCGTCGAGAATTTCTTGATCTTGAGACATTAGCGCATCCCTCCATCAAAACGACGCTTCTGCACCTTGATACGCCAAGGACCAGCTTCATCAACGGGTTTTTGGGTATCCTCAATTCCCAACGACAGTTCACCACGCGAGATAGATTTCAGATCATTTTCAGCTGACTTCTTACCATCAACGACAGCTGAAGGAAGATCACCACCATCGGGGCGTCGGGAGTACAGTCGATAACGCACCAAATCAAGTGCCAACTCTTTTAAAAAATCGACCTTTTGTTTTAGTGGAAGTGGATAACGACCACGAATCGCAGCATTGATTTTGTCAGTTGCATATTTGATCGCGCTATTCACCACAACAATGCTGAAGTCTAGGTCTTCAGGATCATCCTGTGTTAGATCACGAAGCGTGCTTTCAGGAATAAGTTGTTTAACGTCATCGACTGTACAGTAGCTCATCGCATTGTCTCCTGATTAGGTCGCTGTGAAGGTCACAAGCGCATCAGGCGCAGTACATACAGATAATGGATTAGACTGTGCTTCAATGTCCCAACCTTTACCCATTTTGCGTTCTTCAGCTTTTGCGTACATTTCTAAACCAAGCGTATTGACGGCTTCGTTGTAGTTTGCAGGTCCAAGGTAAGTGGCAAAAAGGTCGTTGGTAATCGGGACTAAGCGTGCTTTGCCGTCAGGAATGAATTTTTTAGCTTGACCATCTGTTCCGATGACTTCGACTTCATATTCGATCCAAGTTACACCAGCATATGAAAAGCCTTCACGTTGATCTCCACCGAGAGCATCTTTAGCAGCTTGCCAATTTGCAAATGCTTCTTTGACATTTTGGTGTCCAGTCAAAAAATCATAGAAAGTTGCTGAACAATATCCCACCCATTCACGAACCATTGCACCGCCAAGATTTTTCTTTGCGTAGCGCTTACCATCTAAAACTTGTTTTCGAATATCAGTCGCATCAACGCTAAACTGAATATTGATGTTTTTTGGCTGAACATTAAATTCATCAAACAAGTTATAAATAACGGTTGTGCCATCTGCATCTAGAATGATTCCTGAGATTGCACCAACGCGATGGAACTCTTTAGTGGTCTCAATATCATTTTTTAAGCCTTGCATCTTGTCATTGATGACTTTGGCTTGTTCTGCACCTTGACTACCATCTTCACCAAATGCTTGAACGTTTAGTTCATCAGGTAAGATAGTTGCGGATTTAGGTAAATGTGGAATTTCAAAGGTACGACGCTTACGTTTTTCTGTTCCTTTTTTGCTTGGATCACCGTTACGATCAGTATTATTCACCAACACCAACTTACCGTTAATTGATTCAATCGTTACGGTTGTTGTTTTGACAGGAATGACTTTGAAAATCTTTTTGTCACCCAACATTGTTGGAGGTTTTGGTAAAGCAATAATGGCTTTTGTAAGTGTTGATGGTGTAAATAAATCAGCTAAATTCATGTCTATTACTCGCTCTATAAATTAGTTTAATAAGTGTCTTGAGCAACGATACCGAACGCTTCTAACTGAGCTAAAGCAGCTACAATTTGTGGTTCTGTTGCACCTTCAGGGAAGACCAATTCGTTTTTAGCAACCGTTGCACCACGGGCAATAAATACAATATTTTGTTGACTGGTATTGATATCTGCATGAGTAGCAAGGACTGCAACTGCATCTTCAGTTCCATCTGTTGCTGCAAAATCGATAGGTTGCAAAATCCCGTTTGCATCTTTTGATAAGACAGTGCCAATCGCGAGTGCCACTGTTGTTGCAGCCAATACGCCATTCTGCTTCGTCCATCCTTGCGCAACCTCAACAAGCAGCACATCAGATAGATATTTGGGTTCTGTAAAAGTAGCCATGATGTCTCCTAAGCTGAGCGACTTTCAGCGTCAGCAATAAGTAAGTTTTGTGTTTGATTTACTGTTGGATCAACTTCGCGTTTCTGCTTGTTTTCACCAAAGTTGACGATTTTTGTGTCAAAGACTTGTTTCAGGAATGACTGAATGCCTTCAGAAAAGGAAACTTCACCTTCTGCAAAGTTCACGACTTGATGATCTTGCTGACCAGCAGCTTTGAGCAACTCAATTGCTCCAGCTTTGAGCTTTGGAGGCAACTTTCCACTAGCAACTAAACCTTCAACAAATTCTGAAAAATGAGCTTCTTTTTCCGCATTTTCTTTCTTTGCCAAAGCTGCTTGAGACGTTGCAAGCTGCTGCTCAAGTTCAATTTCACGGGCGGTTTTTTGTGGTGCAGGCTGTTCATGACTTGATGGTACGGAATCTGGAAACCCCAAAGATCGAACCATTTCAGAGAAAGCCACTTGCGCTTCTTGAGGTTTGGCATTTGCATACTCGCGTAAAGATTCGATCATCCAGTTCGGTGCGATTTTGTCGGCTTCTTCCTGACCTTGAGAGTCAATAAGCCATTCACGCCATTTACGGAATAGATCAGCTGCAAGTTCATGCCCCCAGTCACCAAACTCAACAATGCCTGTTTCGCCTTCAGCAAATTGGACAGTACCCAAGCCTTTTACAGCTGGAGGCATTGCCCCAAGAAAGCCGACGTGGCGTAGATAAAGTTTCCCTGGTGTTGGGTTATTTGGCGAATCAGGTAAATAGAAACTTGCTGAAACTTTATTGTGCTTACCAGCATTTACGTTCTCAGCGAAATCAGCATCCAATTGTTTTGGATAAGCCCATAAGATGCCGTCATCATCGAGTTCAAGATGATCAGCCCAACCCAAAGCAGGGTCGTCATGTTTGGGATGCCCAAGAACAAATGGTGCTTCATGCACTTCAGGGGAATAAGCTGCAACACATTCTGACAGCATGTCACGTGAGTAATTTCGCGTGACACTACTCATGTCAGTATGATTGCCAACTTTGAAAATTTTGATGGGTTTCATCTTTCATACTCAGTTGTTAACCGATGAACTGAGTATCTGATGAGAGGTGGTTTGAGGTCTTTTAAACTAGTTTATGACTTTTTAAGTTGTAAATAATTCATATCAATCCAATATCTCCTTATTTCTTCAGTACGACTTCAGGATAGAAATAATATTCTTCTCCATTGAAAATTACAGTTCCCGATGAAGGCATCTTTAAAATTTTTCCTGATGGTTCTGATATTGAAATAATCTCACCATTTTCGACAGTCGCCCAAACATGAATCGTTTTGTCTTGTCGATTTTTACTAGTGATCAGTACAGGGACAAATTCACTTTTTTTATTCATTTTAGTTGTTCTCATTCTGTTTTCATTATTATGGTTTAAAGTTCACGCTTAGTGTGTGTATAAAAACGTTTATAAACGCAAAAATAGCAAACCAATTACTTTTTGTAGGTCATTTTAGCTATCTAAGAATAAAGTCGCTTAAATCGCAAATGAGTAGGCTTGTAACTTCATTACGGCAAAATGTGGTCTTCAACTATATTCATCAACTCTGTTTCATCTGCAATTGAAATACCCAAGTACTCACGTGCAGGAATATCACCCCAAGGTGCTCCATTGCCAAACTCATGTTTTTTTGCACCAAATTGCTGAGTTGCTGCATAAATCATATTTGAACCAACCAGCAATAGATCACCTGAAATTTGATAATGAATCTGATCACGCAAAGTACCTGACATCACCAAAGGCTTTTTACTTGTGACTCGGTTAATGCCTTTGCTATTAATCTTGCCATCTTTATTGGTATGTTGCTTAGCCAATATATTGATGTAGGTTATTTGTGTATTCGGTTTCCACTTAGTACCATCAGGCGCAGTAGAAGTTTTAAATCGATTTTGAGTCGTTGGTACTTGATATTCACCCATATCCTTATACATGGCATTTGGGTCATCTAATGTCGCTTCAGTATGAGATAGGACATTCACAACAACATCAGACTGTATATTGAACTTGAGCATAGTTTGACCTATATTGAAAGTATAAGAAGTGGTGCTTAGCCTGACACGGTAAATCCAGCGTCCGTCCCTCGATCAACTCTGTTGTGGAAGGTGGGAATTAGAGTAGTAGCTGGCTCTCCTAAGCATCACTTTTTTCATATAACAATTCACCATTCTTCAAAGCTCGTTTTACTTCACGCTCACCATTCGCCAATCTAAATGACTTCAGAAATAAGCCTTTTCCAGTTTTGGTTTGCTGAAGTACTGCCATGTAAGAATTTTTACCACGTTGTAACCAAACACTCATTTGCTCATTGCCATCTTTGGTTTCACGAATAATATGGTTAGGGTCTTGCAGTATGTACTGCACATCACGATATGCATCAAAACTAAAGTTTTTATCCCCGTAACGACTATAGGCTTGCTTAATCGCATCATATTCGCTGAAACTCAGCACCTGAGTCACAATACCGAGTAACTTTTGGAATGCTACTGGAATGATTGCAATTGGATACTGTTCACGATTATCTAACTTGCGTAATTTATGAATGACTTTTTCTTTCGGTAAATCTTTAAATTCTGGCTTTGTAATTTCATCCTCAACTTGCGCAGCGATCCGAAGCAACCATCGATCAAAAACACCATCACGCATATTTTCATAAACGTAGTCCGTTGCGATCTGTTCAGGGTATTTGTTTAAATCAGGATACCAACTCGCACCAGCTGCACTATCAAATCCATCACGTACAGCATCAAAAGCAGGCTCAGCATCAGGTTTGGTTTTACCCATCGCTTTAAGCTGACGTTCATTGATTGCATAGACATCACACTTGCATCCATAGCCATTGGGTGGAAAGTTTACTTTCCAAAATTGCGAGTCTGCTGGTAAAACCAAACCATTCCAACGCTCATGCTGGATTCTTGGATTTTCAACAGTGTTATGACGATAAACCCAATATGGGCGACGTTTCAGCATTTCAGGATTGGTCATTTGTTTATAACGACCAGCCGCATGAGAGGTCCGCATATTGGTTTGATAAATGACTCTAGCTCGCCAAGCTCTATATTCTTTATCTGTACCATTCAACCAGCCATGCTTGCCAAGCACATCATCAAAACCATCTTGAAATTGTTTAAATGATTGACCATCAGCAACTGCTTTATTGACTGCATCATGGAGGTCTTTTAATAAATCAGCCTTCATAGCACCAGCAACAACAAATGCACGGTCATGGTTACGTGAGTTAAGGTCACGATAAGTTAATGAGGGCAAACGGACTTTTTGCTGTAAAAAGTCAATTTGCTCTTGAAACTTGAGTTGAAAGTTGTCGTGCTCAGTCGCCATCTTTGACCTCGCTGCGTCCTTGTAATTCAGAGAATGCCAAAGCAATGCTCATGACTTGTGTTAGCTCTTCGGTAGGCAGTTCTGAGAATTCAGCTAAGATTGCATCTTGTAAATTTTGAAAAGACGTTTCACTTCTTACGACACTTCGAATGCGATTGACCATGTCATTAAGTAATGGTTCAACTGCTATTTCAAGTTCTTGTGTTGCTGCATCAATCAGATTTTGACGTACAGGCGTAAATGTCGTTTCTGCAAATGATACAGGCGGTGGTGGCTCAATTGGCGGCAACAAATCACCTTCTTGGAAACCATACTCACGTTCATAGTATTGGTTACTAAAACGAACACCTGTTGTTGATAGTTTGGAATCACGCTCAGCTTGTTCTATTCCACCATTACTATCCTCAAAGTATTCAAACTGTGGTGATGGTCCACCCCAGTTATAGTCCACGATCCAGTCGATGAGCAACTGAAATTGCTCAGCAGTCATTTCACAGTCACCGTCTGAAATCTCGGCTGAAACTTCAGCACCAGCTGTCGCACTTGCTTTGTTTGCTTCAGCTTCCGTGGTTTGGTTTTGACCTAGCAATGCAATATTGATTTCAGATCGGCAATACATCAAGAAACGTTCAAACACATCCGCTGACGCTGACTTTCCAGCTGCTTCAATAATTTCAATTTGAGAATTATCAGGAATGACTGCGACTGCATCTTGTACCATCGCATATAAATTATTGAGCAGTACTTCTTGCTTGGCTTCATCGTAGTTGTTGCCATATTTACCAATCACCCAAGGTGAACCATACTTCTCAGTAAATCGTACCCAAAACTCTTTGCCACCTTGCAAAAACGCATCAGCCCAAAAGACTAAGGCAGCATCAGGTTCACCATAAGGATTGTCAAAAGTAGCATCTTGGGCTGGTACTAAATATTTCCTTGGTTCAATCAACAAACCATCCTGACCAGCATTCTTATCTTTAAATCGAAGTTGACTGTCTGTATCAAAGAAGAACCATTCAGCAGGCATCGCTTCAATCTTTACTGGCAGCCAAGCACTATCTTGATATGCCCAAGTAATCTCGCACGGCTGATAGCCAAACCAAGTTGCATCAAACATTCCGCCTGTTATCTTGTTTATTTGAAGTTTTTTAAAAATATTGTTGATATGCTCAAAGACTTGATCAGAAGCTTTGTCCTGAACTATTCGCCACGCTTTCGCTTTTACTGCTGCACGGCGACGACGCAATGCACCTTTAACTACAGCATGGCTACGGATGTCTTTATAGACGCTGATGTCTTTGCCCATCTTCTTCAAAATAGGATCAGGATTTGGCAACACAGACCCCAAAGAGCCAAAGCCTGAAACTGTTGAGCGTGAAGCGATTTGCTTAATGCTGGGATGATTGCTTTTTGTTTTGGCTTCTGCGAATGAGACAAATTCACCGCCAATATATAAACCTTTACTCATTAACGGAATCCTTTTAACAATCTGCTTGCAGTTCTAGGGCGAGCAGTAATGATTCGATCTGAAACCCAACCAGCATCTGTCGCACCCAATGCAAGAAAACAAGCCCATGTTCTATCAGCATGACCATTGCTATCACTATCTGCCACAAAGCGTGGTGTACCTGTGTTGCTGGTAATTTTCTTTAATTTATGCAAGTCAGCGCGCAAGGCATTATCGCCCTGTGGTATCCGCAGCCGTCGATCCTGAAAACACTCCTTGCCACGTGTTGCCATATTCAGCTTGCTGCTGGAGGTAAATAGCACACCATCAACTCGGTCTGATCCATAACGACGCTGGGCATCTTCAACAGGTTTTTCACCCATACCTGTTTTATCCATACAGCAGCGGATGACTTTGTAACGACGAAAAACATCATCCAGCAACATGTCTTGTTCAGCAAAACTAATCCGTTTGCGTGCAATGATTTCTCGTGTCCACAATACATCACCAACTTCTTCAATCACCCAAACTACAAACAAGTCATTACGTGCAGCAATATCCACACCTACATAACACATCCCACCTGTGTAATTTTCAGGCACACCAGCGAGTTCATCTTCACAACTTGTAATGAGTTCAAAATCGAGCCAGCTAGAGGCTTCGTCGAGCCATTGCAGTTCAAATTCTTGTGCCCAAAGATCAGCATCACCAGCACCTTTTTTTAGCTCTTCAATATCTCGTGGCAATCCATCCGCTACAGCTTGATAAATATCAGTTTGATAACGTGCCCATCCATCATCATGACCTGTCATCAGATCATAGAATTTATTGCCTTTACCATTAGGGGTACTAATCACTCGAAGCTTGAGTCCAGGCTTTGAAATAACTGGGAAGAGAGCTTTCCAAATCGCACGGCTATCCTGATGAAATGCAAATTCATCTAGCAGTACGCTGGCAGAGAAACCACGGGCAGTATCAGGATTTGCAGGCAATGCTGTAATTTTTGAACCGTTCGGCAATTCAACTTCAAGTGCTTTAATCCCAGCTTCCCACTCATAATCATATGCCTGAAAACCAGCTTGCATAGCAGCCAAATGAAGCTTGACACCTTCATTCATAGCTTCACGTGCCTGACGTTCACCACGGCTTAAAATCACCCAACGTTTACGACTACCAGCCATATCTGCTTTTACACAATCCAAAGCTAGTTCAAGCGTACTGGTAAAAGTCTTTCCACACTGACGAGCAAACATAGCAATTTTGAACCGTGATTCATCCTGAACCCATTTTTTTTGATAGTCATAAAGCTGTAAAGCTGGTTGTTCTTCAGGCAAAATAAGTTCACTCATTTAGACCTCCAAACCGTAGGCTGCTTTGATTACTTTATTGAGAACATTACGGTCAACTTCACCTGATGCACCAAGTTCTTCAAGCTTTTCTTTTTGTTCCTCAATTAAACGTTCACGTGCAATACGTTCTATCTTCTGACGTTGATCAATCGACATACCACGCGCAGCGGTCAGCTCTCGCGAAGCTTTAGCAAGAGCAAGCGCATCTTTGATACTAATTTCAATAGGCTGTTCAGGATCTTCGCTGTTATGCAGTTGATTCAAAATCAAGTTGTTGACGAGTGTAGTAATACCTTGGACTAAGAAAGCCCCAGCTTTGTCATCCTTATCTTCTCCAAGTTCACCGACCAAAAGCTCTGTAGCATGTTGAACTTCACGCATTTTTTTTGCATGTTCTTCATACTTTTTTTTAGTACGACCCATCGTCGAACGAGCTGGAGTCTCATCAGGGAACTTTTCAGCAAACAGGTCTAAAAGCTCGTCTATCGTGTAGCGATCTTCTCTTAATAGTCGCTCAAGAAAATGACGTGCTTCTTCAGAAATCTTGCGCATAAAAGACATATCATTCTCCTATGCTGAAGGTCGTTTGATGCCACTAATACGTGTCCGATTTTTAACAACATCCTGACCACGTTCAACTAGCTTCACGACAATCACATCAGGTTTATCTAATTCAATCTCGATACAGCCTTGGTCTTTAAGCCAATAGAGTTCAGTTTTTACTTGGTCACGACTAAAACTTAGCCCCCAATGTTCAAGACCACTGTGCAATGTTGAGCTATTGCCACGGTAAGACGGCAGCTCATTAAGCAATCGCAATAAGACAAGCCGCATCTCTTCTTTAAGTTGATTTTCAAAGCTCATACGACCTCACTTTTTATTGTCAAGTAAATAATTTTCAATTCGAGTAACACCACGTTGTACGCTACTCACGTGTTGATTTAATGCGTCAAGTTGACCTTGCAACTTAGCTACATCTACCTTAGACGGCATGTCTTTAATCGCATTTTCGACTTCAACCACACGCAAACGTAGGTCGAGCATTTCTTTGGCTGAAGCGCTTTGTTTATTGATAAACCACGTATATAAACCAAGTATCGTAATCACGACCCAATGCGCTTCTTGAAAGCTAAATTTTAAAGTTTCAAACATCAGCAACTTCCTTTTTACGTGATTGGTTTATGAATCGACCTAATAGACCAAATATAGCTAGCCCAATGGTGACTTTTTGCTGCGTTTCAGGTGGCAACACATCCAATAATTCAGGAGGAATCGGTGAGGTATTTACAGCCACAATTGCTGCGAGTGCTAGATTGCTAAACCATTTCCATCCAGTTCGCCAGTTTTGAACAAACCATCCTTGATGGACTGTTTGAACCAAAACTGGGGATACAAATGACTGTTTTAGTTCTTGAATTTCACTATTGTGACGATCTTTTTGATTTGTAATTAAACGCTTGTAATATTGATCTTTTTCATTGGCAACTTGATCAATTGCGATATCAATTTTGCGTTGTGTTTTTACCGACTGTGGTGTTTTACGAGTAGTCTTTTTCATGGTGTATCTCCAGCTGCATAACGCAAATTGCCAACTACACGACGTGCCCAACCACGCCCAAAGGAGTTGAAGCTTTGTAACCGAGTAAAAAATTCAAGGCGTTCAGCTAAAAACAACATCAACACATCGTCGAGCGTCATGTCTTTTATTGCGGATAGTGTGATAGGACCAACAATGCCATCATCTAGTACGTTGGCAGCTCGTTGGAGCATACGGATTGCATTGCCAATACCATGATTGACTGCTGCATCAAAAAGTTGGTAACTGATAGCACCTGTGTATTGATCACACTTTGCTCTTTGCCAGAAGGCTTTAAAATAAATCTGTTTAGCTTGTTCACGTGTCATTTCACGCATAGAACCAATGTATCCATTAGCGCGAGCAGTTGCGATTGTGACCCCCCAATTTGTCTCGCCACCGCGATCATTTGGATTATTTACATAGCCACCTTCATGTCCAATCGTTCGATCAAACACTTGATCAAATGTAATATTCATAAAAAATGCCCCTAACGTTTTGTTAAGGGCATTGTGTTATGCAGTGGGTATTTGGGTCTTTTAAACTAGTTTATGACTTTCATGTATAAATTTTTGAATGTTCGCTAATTGCATTTTCAAGTTTTATTCGGCTTGCCTGAAACGCTTTTGCTGACTGTTTATGATCCCCACCATTAATAACATCACGATGGAAATCTAGCAATTTAATTAAGAAGTCTTCAGCCGTTGGTCGTAGTTCGGAGAAATAAACTAGTGATAATGAATATACGCTTCTACAAAGTTTTATTGTTTCTAACCGATCAATCTGACTAGCTGTGTCAAATAAGGGAATCCTTGATAAAGCCGTATTTAAATCATCAGCCAATTTTTCATATTTTTCACGTAAAACTGTTTGTTTTTCATGTTTTCGAGTCAACCTTGCATTTAATAAAGTAATAACCTGTGAAAGGGCTACGCCTAGAAGAACACCACCAGCAGAAATTGCAGCTATAAAAATTTGATCTGACATTAATTTAATCTTTCTATTTTAGTAGGGGTTAAAGGGATTTCACGCTTTGAATTATATTCACTCACTATCCTGTCCATAGATGACTGCATTATGTTTGTAGTCTTATTATTTTTAATTTCAACTCGACTCATCTGTCCAAATGCCATTTGAGTTTCTCTATAATTTCGCACACTAGCATGAACATTATTATTTAATCTTGCTAATTGAAATACTAATATTTCTTCAGGTGTTGTTGAATAGCTATTACCAATAGCTAATTGAGTGGCTATAGCACTCATTCCATCCATTGTTCTACTACAAACAACTTTATTATCATTAGCTTCCTTTATGCTGTAACCTTTTTGATTACAGGCAAATACAAAGCGGTTTTTAATATCTGAAAGTTGCGCCCCCTCGAACAGCCCCTCAGCATATCCTGAGTTAGTTTCCTTATTTAATGGTGTTTGCGCACATCCACTTAAATATGCGGTTAAACAAATAATAATGTATTTTTTCATATTTTATTTTCCTGATATCCATAAAATTGCTTTTGCTATTACAACAATAACGAAAATCAAAACCCCTAATAAAAAATTTCTTTGAAAGTATCTAGCGGCTGATCTCACTGGATCATTCATATATTACCTACTAATAAAACGTGGCTCTAGTTGGTGGTATCCAGCGCCCAATGATTTCAACATCGTTTGCTTCATTAAGAGCAAGTTGCATAGGTGGATACATTTTATTATCAGAAATTAAAAGTAATGATCCATCAAATTGACGCTGTACTCGTTTCACCCAGTAATTCTCTTGATTACGAATCACATAGATAAAACCATCCGTAAGCTCTTTATCAGCTGCATTAACGAGAAGTTTTTCTTTGTCTTGAATCGTTGGGATCATTGAATCTCCCATAGCATAAACAATCAACAAGTCTTTTGCATGTAGACCATTTTTATTAAGCCAATCTTTTCGAAATGCCAATCTACTCACAGGTTGAGCATCACCAGAGCAAATAGAACCATGTCCAGCTGATATTGCTACATCGTAAACATTCACCAAATCAAATTCACTTTCAAATTCATTTTTTGGTGAATTAGCTTCTTCCAATTTTCTTCCTAAAAGAATGTAGACAATATCCAAACCCTTATCTGCGCAAAGAGCAAGCTTATCACTAGGTATCGCAGCGCCATTCTCCCAACGTTTTATTGTCGACTCACTGACATCAATTAGATTAGCCAATCCATCTTGACTCAGATTTAACCTCTTTCGTTCAGATTTAAACCTTTCAGAAGTTAAATTAAGCATAAAAAGCCCTTAAATAAGTTGAAATAGGGTTATATATGGACTAATATCATCTCAATAAGGTGCTTATTTGCACCACATTTAAACAAAGGAGTCCACAAATGACTAATGAAACAGTTGCCTTAACAAAAGAGCAGGTCAAAAAGAAACTCACTTCCCAAGGCAAAACGCTCAAACAGTTCGCACTAGATCACAATTTTGAACCAAGTGACGTTTATCGAGTTATGACAGGCACTCGAAAAGGTAATTACGGCAAAGGTCATGAAATTGCGGTTGCTCTAGGTTTAAAAGTTAATCCGAACCAACAGCCATAGATTAACCCCTTTTTAACCTTTTTTTAACCCTTTTTTTATTTTTTTAAGGAAAAAGTGTCATGAATGATCAAATTAATGTCTTAACAGGGATCATATTTGCACTAATGATCTTTGCATTTTTGGGCTGGTGTATGGCTGAAAATGACAATGAGTTGTTATTACAAGAAAACAAGATCCTAAGCTTGCAAATCAAGGAAAACAATTATGCCAAACCTTGAAATAACAAAATGCCCAATTTTAATGCTCCAAACTCATATCAAAGCAATAGAAGTCACTACAAGTTTTATTGAACTCGAAAAAGCTGAAGTTGCAGCAATTACATTCTTGAACTGTTTAGGGATGGTGAACCACGTAAATAAAAACTCTAAGTATGAGTATGAGCGCCAAATACGAGATGCACGAGATCGAAAATTAGAGGTTTTAGCACGATGAGTACAGTTAAGTCAGCAGAAAAAGTTCTAAAAGTTTTGACAGCTTTAACTGGTCACAGTTTGGCTGGTGTAACCAATCAAGAGCTTGCTAAACAATTAGATGAACCACCAGCACAGATCACAAGAGCACTTCAAACACTGGTTGCAAAAGGCTATGTCCAACAACTTGACGATGGAACATACGCACTAGGCAATCGATTTGTAGCAGTAGCTCATGCTCATTCTCAAGAGATCGAAAAAGCGCAAGGCAGACTTTCAGAGCATCTACAGCGAGTATTCGCCAGCGTCAAACAAATTTCAGGGAGTCAAAAATGACTGAGGTTACTCAAAATCAACTCGCGCAATTAGAGCAATCTGTTTCTGTTGAACAGATACAGCTTTCTGAAAAACTTGGCGCAATTAAAGCTACAGCATTTATTAAAAAACTGGTAACGGTTACCGAAATTAAATTGTTGGCTGAAATCAAAGAAACCAAACAATACAAAGGTTTAAAGCTTGTTGATCACACTGGAAAACTGGTAACAGTTACCACTTTTGAAGATTTTTGCCAGCATTTAGGTATGAGTCGTGAAAAAGTTGATCAAGATATTTTAAATCTATCAACTTTCGGCGAAGACTTTTTAGAAACAAGCCAACGTATGGGGCTTGGCTATCGTGATCTTCGAAAGTTACGCAAACTTCCTGATGAAGATCGTGAGGTTCTGATCAATGGCGAAGCTGTAAAAACTGAAGATCGTGAAAGCTTAATTGACCTTATCGAAGAAATGTCAGCCAAACATGCAAAAGAAAAATCTGAGCGTGATGCAAAGATTGCTGCGCTGGAATCTGACAAAGCAGCAGACGCGCTTATTCTTCAAAAGAAAAATGAAAAGATCGATCAACTCGATAGCAAGCTCACAAAACTCGAAAGCCCAGCAGAAATTCAAAAGCGGACTGAGTCTGAGCGTGACCAACTTGCAGCTTCAGCGATCAAAGAACTTTATAACGCTTGTGAAGTCATGCACAACGCAACATCTCGCTTTAGAAATCAAATCAATTCGATTATTGAAGCGATTGAAACCAATGAACTTTATGACATACAGCAATCACTTGAATCGAATGTAATAGCAGCATTTCAGCAGATCGCTCAAACGTCTGTTGAGTTCGGTATTCAAATTAACTTTGAAGCAATGGTTACACCTGAATGGTTATCAGATTCACTTGACCAACCTGAAGCTGCTCTTGAAGTAGAAACTCAAACGGAGCAGTAATCATGACAACCCCACAAATTGCAATTCAGGACTATTTACGCGATGTAGCAAATAAGCTTCAGAATGCTGGTCATGGCATGAAGGGGAAAATTGTCGCTGCTGCTTGTGAATATTTGAATGTTAGTCGCCCTCAACTATACCGAGATTTAGAATCGGTTGGATTTACATCTGGTCGTAAACAACGGTCAGACAAAGGCAAGTCAGTTGTCTCTGTAGATGTAGCTGAAAAAATCGGTGGCATGGTTCATGTTGCAACACGTGCCAATGGTAAGAAAACTTTACCCGTGACAACTGCGTTAGAAATTTTAGTTGCAGATGGTAAAGCCCCAAAAGTATCAGCAGCAACGATTGCACGTGTGATGAAAAACAACATGTGTCATCCAAAACAGCTTGCTACTCCAACGGCACATACTCAACAAAAATCATTGCATCCCAATCATGTTTGGCAAGTCGATGCATCCGTCTGTGTTTTGTTCTATCTCCCTCGTGGTGGTATGCAAGTCATGGATGAAAAGAAGTTCTACAAGAACAAGCCAGCAAACGTAAAGAAAATTGAAAATGATCGAGTAATACGTTACGTGATCACCGATCATTTTAGTGGATCAATTTATGTTGAATACGTTTATGGCAGCGAGAGTTCAGAAAATCTAACTGAAATTTTCCTGAACTGTATTCAAAAACGTACCGATCAAGAACCACTTCATGGTGTACCTTTTATTCTCTATACCGATAAAGGTTGTGCAAATACATCAGGACTCTTCAAGAACTTACTTGAGCGCTTAGATGTAACTTTTATCCCACATTCCGCTGGTAATTCACGCGCCAAAGGACAAGTAGAAAATGGCAATAATATTGTCGAAACTCAATTTGAAGGACGTTTACGTTTTCTCAAAATTGACAATATTGACCAGCTCAATTCCACTGCTGCCAAATGGCGAATGATGTGGAATGAAACCAAAACTCATAGTCGTACTGGTCGCTCTCGCAATGCTGTTTGGCAAACCATTTCTAATCAACAGTTGCGTAAAGCACCGCCTTTAGAGTTATGCAAAGAGTTACTAAGCACTTCAGCAGTAGAACGAGTTGTTACAGGCAACTTAACTATTTCATACGCGATCAAAGGATATGGTTCACATGATTATGATGTTCGTCATATCGAAGGTGTGTATGTAAAAGCCAAGTTAAAAGTCGTAGTGAACCCATATCGCGCCCCATGTGTTGATGTACTGGTAATTAATCAACACGGTGAAGAAGTCGCATATACATGCGAACCAATGCAAACAGATTGGGTCGGCTTCAGTGTTGATGCCACTGTCATTGGAGAAACACCAGCAGCGATGCCTCAAAGCTCTATTGATGCGAAGCGTAAAAGCATTCTTAAAAAAGCATACAACGCAGACACCTTGGAGCAAGTCGACAAAGCAATTGCTAAAAAGCATACAGCTTACCAAGGCTCACTTAATGCAATGGCAGATGTAGAAAAGACAGAAGTCCCAACCTATATCCAGCGTGCTGGTGAGCAGATCACTACACCACAACAACGTCGTATTTCAGCACCTATCAGCATTTTTGAAGCAGCAAGCGAATTACGTGGATTACTTGGAGAACTCTACACCGCTGAAACCTATCAGCTACTTCAAAAAAGATATCCGAATGGCGAAGTTCCAGCAGAAGACGTTCGAGTAATTGTCAATGAAATCAAGAATCAGAATAAGCGTCCTACGCTCAAAGTTGTGGGGTAACCATCATGTCTGAAGCAACGATTAGAACATTAAAGCAACTCATTGAAGCAACTGGTCACAGCCAGCGTGAGTTCGCTAAAACAGTTGGAATGAGTTCAGCTGGGCTAAATCAGCTGGTATTAAAAGCACGATTTCCAAAGTACTTAGATGCAGAAGCTGTAATCACTAAAGCTTTGCTTGATAAAGGCATTGATCAGGACTGCATCACAGCTGCTTTCGATTTATTGAAAGCTCTAATCCCAGCACCACCCGTAGTTGAACCTAAAGTTGAACCTCAACCCAAAGCTCAAACACGAACAAAAAAAATTGTAGTACCTGAAGAGGATGAAATCATGCTACTCGCAAAACAATCACTTACTCCACAAGCTAAAAAACAGTTTGGCTTGTTTAACAATCCGTTTGTTGGTGATGTGCAGTCACATGACCAACTCTTCATTAATGACGACATCAACTACGTTCGTCAAGCAATGTACCAAACTGCAAAACATGGCGGATTTATCGCAGTATCAGGTGAATCAGGTTCAGGTAAAACGACTTTAAGACTTGACCTTGAAGATCGTATAGCACGTGAACGTTTACCAATCATCCTGATTGAACCTTACATCATTGCTGCTGAGGATAATGATGTGAAAGGCAAAACGCTAAAGTCTGCACACATCGCTGAAGCAATTATTTCTACGATTTCGATGGGTCAAGATAAGCCAAAACAATCTGCTGAAGCTAAATTTCGCCAAGTACACCAATTGCTAAAAGCTTCATCTGAAGGTGGTAACAGTCACGTCATCTTGATTGAGGAAGCACATAGCTTACCGATCCCAACATTAAAACATTTAAAACGTTTCTTTGAACTCAAAAGCGGTTTTAAAAATCTATTGTCGATCATCTTGATTGGTCAAACTGAATTGGCAACAAAGCTCAGTGAACGTAATCCTCACATCCGTGAAGTTGTACAGCGCTGCGAGAACATCACGCTTGCACCTCTTACTTTGAATGGTCTTGAACAATATTTACAACACCGTGCTGAATCTATCGACAAGAAACTTTCGGACATCATCACAGATGACGGTATTCAAGCAATCGTTGATCGTCTTGTTCAATTTGATGGTTCGGGTAATGCCAAAACTTCACTTCTATATCCACTCGCTGTAGGCAACCTTATTACTGGAGCAATGAATGCAGCTGCTGCACTTCATGTACCAGTGATTGATCGCCACGTAATCATGGGAGTTTAGTTCATGGCTGATTACGCAGATGTTGCATCAGACATCACAGAAACCAATCTTGAGCACTCTTTGCAGAACATTCGACGTACTGAATTTCCAAGCTTATACGAATGCGAAGAATGTGGTGCGGATATACCTGAACAACGTCGCAGACTTGGCAGCGTGACTTTATGCATCGGTTGTCAAACTGCTTTTGAAGCAAAACAAAAACATATTCGAGGATAAGCCCATGAAAGCAATACATCCTATAGCTAAAGGCAAAGCTGAGATTGAGTTACAACGCATCGAAAAATTCAAAATTGAATTTGTCAACACGCCAGCCTACGAAGATTTAAACACTCAATTTCCAATCTTTGAAATTTTTGAAATGAACAATGGCAAGTTCGAAATTGAGACAGTCCAACAAGCATTTGAGTCTTGGTTGAATAATTTAAAACCTCAAAAACGCCATTGTTTTATCAAAGACTTAGACAAGCTCATGAGTGGCGATTATGTCTTAGTACCTAAAGAACCTACACCAGAAATGGAACGTGCTGGCATGGCAGCTGGTGCTGGTTTTGGAGCAATCCAAATCTTTAAAACAATGTGTGCGGTTGCTCAAGGTAAGTCCATATGAATAAGAGAAGCGTCAAATCTTATACAACCGTTGAGGTTAAAAAATCAAGGAAATGTATGAAAGCGGTGCGACCTATTCGGATATTTCCGAAGCGTTAAATCGCTCAAAGTTTTCCGTTATGGCAACAACGAACCGAATGATTCAAAGCGGACAAATTAAGTCTACTCGCTGCCTTTCAATCATAAGTTTAGGTGGACTTTCAGCAGCTCAAGCTGCGTTAGAACGAGCTAAAAGTAAAGGACATAAATATGTCAATTACAAAAATATCAAAGGCAATGCTAGTCATGTCTTTGTAGCCAACCTTGAAAAACAAATTGCCCGTTATACGGCATCCCAACACAACTAATTTGGAGACTTAAAGTTATGGCACGTACAAGTTTAAAAGAACCACAGTTGAAAAGCTGGGAAGCAGTTAATCAAACATTGGCAAATATCGCTGAAGTTAAGCGTGAAATTGAACTTGAGCAAGCTGCTTGCAATGAACAGGTAGATCAACTCAAAACTGAAAGCAAAGACAAACTTAAGCCTTTATTGGAAAAAGTCAAAGCTAACGAACTCAAACTCAAAGAGTTTTGTGAGGCACGTAAATCTGAGTTCACCCAAATTAAAACCAAAAAGTTGACACATGGCTCAGTTGGCTATCGTCTTTCAACAACTGTTTCCATCCCTGATCCAGTTTTTACATGCCAAGTCTTAAAACAACTGGAACTTGAACATTGTATTCGCATTAAAACCGAACCTGATAAGGAGGCAATCAAACAACTTACACCCGAGCAAATTGCTGAAATTGGTGCGAGCGTTAATACACGTAACACCTTTGGATATGACATTGAAACAGTCGATCCTACGGCAACAGCAGCACATTAAAGAGGCTGTGAACTGATGTCAAATACAACAAATCACTTGCTTGAACTACTCGAAAAGAAAGGTTTGAGATTAGTCCGAAAATTCAACATTTGCGGATATTTCGAGTACCACGTAGTCAATCAAGCTGATCAAACAATTGCTAAAGATACCGTTGCTCACCAAGCAATTAACCGAGCGATAAATACGCTCCAAGCTTAAACAAATCATATATCAAAGGTACTTAAAAGATGGAAAACCAACACCAACAAATCAAAGGCTATCGTGATCTTTCCAAAGAAGAAATTGATTTGATGAATCGTATTAAAGCTAAAGGTGCGGAATTACTTGCACTACATGCTGAACTAGCAGGACGACTAGATACTGACACAGAAGTAAAACTTGCTGAAGCACGTCGTTCGATTCAAGGGATGGAATACGAAGGTCGTCCTTACACCGTTTACAACGGCAATACAGATGAATGCCATGAGTTCCGTCGTTTTGAAGCAGCTGAGCCACTTCGTTGGGCAGCAATTGCAAAGACTGATATTCAACAAGGCGTAATGGCTTTAGTCCGAGCGATAGCTCAACCATCAACAAGTTGTTAAGCGAAACACAGGCATTCGTGCCTGTGTCTGCCAGTCGTCGTGGGCTGGTACTGATGAGCAGCGAGAGTTATATGGCTAGTGTTTTATGGGTTGTTTTAGCTTCTATTGTTTTTTATATGGTCGGTTATGCAGATTGTTTAAGCACCTACTATAAAAGAGCTGAAAACAAAGAGATTTTTGAAGTGAAAGGTAAAGTCTATCGCATGGTTGAAGTTGAAATTAAAAGCGAGGAATAAATGATCAAAATTGAAGATTTAGAAAATTTACCTGAAGAAATAAAGTTAAGTATTGGAGAGATTTCATGAATAAGAAAGATGCCATTGAAAAAATCAAAAAGTGTTTGGCACTAAGCAAAAGTGCTAACCAACATGAGGCTGCTACAGCTTTGCGTCAAGCACAGTCACTCATGGAAAAGTACAACATTGATGCAGATGACGCTGAGTTACTCGGTATTGTTGATGCTGAAATTCTAGGTAGTGGCTCACAAAAACCACCTGTGTTTGAATCAATGCTTGCTCAATCAATTGCAAGATTAATGGACTGCAAAGTATTTCTTAGCTATCAAATCAATAAGACTTCATCGACTCCTAGAGTTGTTGCTGTTTGGCACTTTACTGGTTTTGATCCTGCACCTGAAATTGCAAGCTATGCCTTTGATGTCTTATATCGTCAATTAAAAAAGGCACGCACCACATTTATTAATACAAACTTAAAGCGAGTTCAAATCCGTGCAAACAAAGTAAAACGAGCAGACATGTTTTGTGAAGGTTGGGTTATGGAAGCATCTGAGCAAGCTCGACGCATCAAACCAAACACAGAAAAGCTTAAACAAATTGAAGCTCATATCAAGAAAACAACTGAGCTGACCACATTTAAACCGAAGAATCGCAATGAGAAAACTCGTGATTCAAGTCGCAGTAGAAATGATTATTGGTCTGGTCGTCAGGCTGGCAAAGATGCCCAAATCAATCACGGCATGAATGCAGGTCAACAGGTTGAAAAGTTGGGAGCTGGCTCATGATTTTAGCTTTCTTTGCTGTGTTCTTAATTGGTCTATACCACTGCTTTAAAGAGGCTCGTTACGCTTGGATCACTCGTAAAAGTATAGGTCTAACAGTTTTCGAACGTCGCTCTTATATCTTAAAAGCTGGATCATCCGTTTCACTTGCAGTACTTGCATTAATCGGTCTATTTGATGCAGCTAAGGGAGTGTTCTGATAATGCCGAAATTTAATAAAAAGCTTAATTTGATCAAGCTCATTCACGTAGCAAAAACAAAGCTCGGTCTTGATGATGATGTTTACCGCGACATCCTCTCTAGCACTACAGGTAAAACAAGTTCTAAAGAATTAAATCTGGCCCAGCTTGAAGCTGTGCTGGATCGTTTAAAGCAGCTTGGCTTTGCTGTTGAGGCAAAAGACAAGACTGGCGTTAAAAACACTGCTGATGATGCACAAAGTAAATTGATTCGTCACTTATGGCTTCAGCTTCATGAAGCTGGAGCTGTAAAGGATGGAAGCGAGAAAGCATTAGCGAAATTTGTTGAAAATCGAGTGAATGTGAGTGCTTTGCAGTTTTTAAGCAGCAAAAGTGCAGACATGGTTATTAATCATTTACGTCAGTGGTGCAAGCGCTGCAACATTGAACGTGTAAATCCTGAGAATTAAGGAGCTACTATGTTATCTTCAAATAAGAAACTAGGTCGTAACAGTGAACGTGGAAACGCTCTTTTGTTAGATTTACGAGATCAAGCCAAAAAGCTCTTTGATGAAGCGAACATTGACCCTGAAAAATCAGCTCAAATTGCCAACGAATTGATGTATATTATTGCTAAACATTGGGGTGGACAGTCGCTTTACGTTGTTAAAGCTGATGGTTTCCTAGCCGATGAACGCGATTTGAAGATATATAATGAATTTGATGGGCATAATCACTCAGAACTTGCTACAAAATACGATTTAAGCGCTGTCTACATTTATCGCATCGTAAAACGTATGTTTGAGTTGGAAAAAACCAGAAAGCAATTCGATTTATTTGATCGATGA